CGATTGTCGCCATCACCGAATAGACGGTCGGCCGACTCAGCCCGGTCGCGCGTGCCATGGCTGTCTTCGATTCTCCCTCGCGTGCCATTCTCCGCAATTCAGTCCCTGAAAGGAGTTAGGGATTCGTGAGGGGACGCAAACGAGTGCCGACCAAAGTTCTTGAGATGCGTGGTGCGTTTCGCCAACACCCCGAACGCCGGCGCGAGCGAGAAGGCGAGCCAGATCTGCCGCTTGGTGTGGGGAAAGCGCCTACGTATTTCGATCAGGAGGCCCGGGCGCGGTGGAACGAACTGGCGACATTGGGGAAGGTGTGGCTCACAAAGGCCGAACGCCCGAAGCTCGAGGAGGCAGCCAAGCTCTGGGCCAAATCACGCCGAAACGAACTCACGACCGCGGATGGGAAACGTTACGACAAACTCCTGAGCGATTTGGGGTTCGATCCGAACATTCGGAGTCGTATTAAGGTCCCGCAGGCATCGCAACCGGATGCCAAGAAGCAACGCTTCTTTGGCTTGCCTGCATGAGCACGGCCACAGCTCCACGCCCCCGTCGGCAGTTGCGTGGGCGGAAGCCCCCGACCAGCGGTTGGTGGGGTGATGGGTCGGCACCATGGAAACGATGGCCCGGAGTGAGCCTTAAGATTGAGGCGAAATGGATCCCCGAACGGCAGCGATGGGAATCGCATGGGGGCAAGTATTATTACGACCAACAGAATGCGGATGATGCGGTCGAGTTCTTTCCTTGGCAACTCCGGCATCACATCGGGAAGTGGGCTGGCGAACCGTTTACGCTCCTCGAGTACCAAGCGTTGCTACTTACGCGACCGATCTTTGGCTGGAAGCACGCGAAGACCGCTCTCCGGCGATTCCGCAAGGTATTCGCCTTCATTCCCAAGGGCGGCGGCAAAAGCCCCTGGGGCGCGGGCACGGGTCTCTATCTCACCTTCTGCGACCATGAACCCGCCTCAGAGGTCTATGCGGTCGCCGCGGATACCAAGCAGGCGCGCGTCGTCCACGAAAACGCTAAGGTGATGGTCGAAGAGTCCCCCGATCTGGGCGAGATGTGTGAGGTGCTCCGCGATTCGATCTACTGTGCATCGACGCGATCGGCCTACAACGTGCTCTCGGCGGATGCCTCCACGAAACATGGCTTTCGGCCACATGGGGTGATCTTCGATGAGCTCCACGCCCAACCCAATCGCGACCTCTTCGAGGCCCTCAAGCGATCGATGGTCAAGCGGCGGCAACCGTTGATGATCATGATCACCCACGCGGGCGTCGATGACGAAAGCATCTGCTATGAGGAGTATGAATGGGCAAAAGGAGTGCTCAGCGGGACGATTCCCGATGAGAGCACTCTGCCGGTGATCTTTGAGATGACACCGGAGGACGACTGGCGGGATCCCCGGGTTTGGGCGCGTGTGAATCCGGGTCACGGGATTACGGTGGAGGCGGACGCCATCGCCACAGAGTGCGAAGAGGCGAAGGTCGAGCCTCGCAAGTTGAGCGATTTTCTGCGCTTTCACGGGAATCGCTGGGTCAATCAGGCCACGGCCTGGATCCCGCTCGACTGGTGGGATGCGTGCAAGACCATCCTCGACGACGCGGCACTTGTTGCGATGCCGGTGTTCGCCGGGTTCGATATGGCCCAGAAGCACGACCTGGCCTCGCTCGTCCTCGTCTTCCCGCGTCGGTTGGAGGAGCCTGCCTTGGACATTGAAGTGGTCGGGGGGGATGAAATCCCAGCCAAACGCCCACTCTCGCTCAATTTCGACGTGGCCGTCGTGCCCTTCTTCTGGATCCCTGAGGATACGATGCGGGAACACGAGAAGACGGATCGCGTCCCCTATGCGCAGTGGGTGAAGCAGGGACTCGTGACGGCGACACCGGGACCGATGATCGACGAGAACCGCATCGTGAAAGACATCTTGGGGCCGATTACGGCGCGATTTCCACGGCTCCGAGAATCGCTCCTCAAGTACGATCCGGCCTTCGCCACCTCGATCGCCACCCAGCTCCTGGCGGCGGGGTATCGCTGCGCCGAGCTGCTACAGAATTACAAGTACCTCTCCGAGCCGAGCCATGTGTTTGAGGCCCTGATCCGGGCGAAACGAATGCGCCACGATGGGCACCGGACTCTACGCTGGAACATGGAGAACATCTCGGTGAAACGGGACGATGCCGGACGGATCCGGCCAGTGAAGCCAAAGCGGCAATCGAAGCGGATCGACGGCGGCGTGGCGATCTGCATGGGCCTCGACAGCGTGATTCGCGAACCCTGGGCGGAACAGGCTCTCGGCGTGGAATTCCTGTGAGGCTTCGCATCCCCGAGATTTCCCTGCGCGACGTCCATATCTATGGGGGCCTCGCGCTCGCCACCGCCGGTGGGTGGCAGGTCTCGCCGGCGCTCACCGTCATCACCCTGGGTCTCGTATTGGCCATGCTGGGGATCTTCGCACCGCGGAGAGGAGCCTGATGGGCATTTTCGATCGTCTCGAGCGTCCATCCATGCAGGCGGTGAGCTGGTCGCCGATCGACGACCGCTGGTATAAGCCCCTGGAGTGGGGTGCGGATACCCATGCTGGCTTCCCCATCGGGCCCGACACGGCGCTCAAGGTGTCCGCGGTGTTTGCGTGCAACAGCCTGATCGCTGAAACCCTGGGATCGCTGCCCTGCCTCTTGTATCAACGGACCGACGATAAGGGCTCGAAGCGCCGGGCACGGGAACATCGGTGGTACAAAGCCGCCCGGCAGCGGCCTAATCGGCGCGATACGCCCATGAACTTCTTCGGTGATGGTCAAATGCGGCTGGGGATGCGCGGAGGCGCCCTCGCCGAAATCGTCGATGATGGCGCGCGCGGCGAGCTGCTCCCCCTCCACCCCGACTTCACGACCGTCGAGCTCACGCCGGCCGGATTCTACCGCTACCAGGTGCGAGATCCCCAGAATCCGAGCGCTCCGCCCCGCACACTGCTGCAGAATCGCGTCCTGCATGTGCGCGACCTCTCCACGGACGGATTTCGCGGACTCGAGCGCATCCGGTTGGCTCGGGAAGCGATTGCCATCGCCGCAGCCGCAGAAGGCTATGTCGGGCGCTATTTCACGAATGATGCTACCGGGCGCCTCGTGATCACCCATCCGACGACCTTGAACGAGACGCAACGTGCCGAATGGCGCAAACTGATGGCGGAAAACGCCGAGGGATGGCGGAATCGCGCGAAATTCATGATGCTCCAGGGCGGGGTCACGGCCACCGAGCTGGGCAAGCATGACGACTCGGGATTCATTGTCGAACCGCGACGCGAGCAGGTGGCCGAGGTCGCCCGCTTCTGGCGCGTGCCCCTCTTCATGATCGGCCTCGAGGAAAAGAGCACGACGTGGGGGACCGGCATTGAGCAGCAGGTCCAGGGATTCATCATGTTCACGGTCCGCTCCTGGGCCGATCGCTGGGCACAGGGGATGACACTGGCCCTGCTCGATGACGACGAGCAGGACGAGTTCTTCTTCGAGTTCCTGTTCTCGGATCTGGTCCGCGGTGATCTGTTGGCGCGGATGCAGGCGTACCAGATCGGGCACAATATGGGGATGTTCAGCCCGAACGATCTCCTGCGGAAGGAAAACGAGCCCCCGCGTGACGGCGGGGACGAATACCAGGACACGCCGCCGGGCGCGCCTCCGAATGCGGCTCGGCCGGCCCCCGCAGTGCCGAGACCAGGGCGCGATGCGGATGAAGAGAATGGGGCCCAGGGGAGTATCCCGGCGGCCGTTCTGACGGATTACGCGACGCGGATCGCGGCGATTGAGATCCGGGCCGTGTCACGGCGCGCCAAGAAAGCCCGCGAGGATCCGGCGAAGTGGGCCGCCTGGATCGCGAGCTATTATACGGACCATCGTCAGCGCGTGCAGGAATTGCTGAGTCCTCTGGCGGCCGCCTATCAGATCGAACCCTGGGTGATCACGGAGGTCGCGCACCGCATCGATCGCACCGCCCAGGCTCGACTGGCGGATGGGGTCCCCGAAGGGTGGGTCACACAGCGGCCAGCGGAGGTCGCGATTATCATCCACGAAACCTGCACCGTCGGTCGCACTGTGCGGAGGGTTGCATGAAACAGATCCCGCAGCTCGTCCATGCGCTGGCCTCACAGCCGCTGGCGTTGGAGGAACGCACCCTCTACACACTGCTGGACGTGTTCCGACGGAAACTGCTGGGGGCATCGTTCAGCGGCGAGGATCTCCATGCGGAAACGGGCATCATCGCCCCCACAAGCCGGAAGCCGAATCGCACCCCTACTGCGGTCGCCGTGATCCCGATCTGGGGGGTGATCTCCCATCACCCCCAAAGCTTGGGCACGTCCGTTGATCAGATCGGGCAGGCCTTCGATGCGGCCATGGCGAGTCAACAAGTGGACGGGATTCTCCTGGACATCGACTCGCCGGGCGGGATGGTGGAGGGCGTCCCGGAACTCGCCGCGAAGATTCGCGGGGCCCGGGGCGTCAAGCCCGTCACCGCCCTCGCCAATGGCATGATGGCATCGGCCGCCTACTGGATCGGATCCGCTGCGAGTGAAGTGGTCGCCATTCCCAGCGCCACGGGGCTCGGGTCCATCGGCGTCTATCGCCTGCACGAGGACTGGAGCCAGAATCTGGAGCAAGCGGGCATCAAGATCACGGCCATCTCGGCGGGCCGCTACAAGACGGAAGGCGCCCCGTGGGGCTCCCTAGCGCCCGAGACCGAGGCCTTCTACCGGAGCGAGGTGGAGGCGGTCTATAATTGGTTCGTCCGCGACGTGGCCAATCAGCGGGGCGACAGCCAAGTGAGCGTCCGCAATGGCTACGGTGAGGGTCGGATGGTGCGGGCCGAGCCGGCGGTGAAGGCGGGGCTCGCGGATCGGGTCAGCACCTGGGAAGAGGCGGTGACACGGCTGGGAGCCAAGGCGGAACGGATGGGCCGAGGCCCGAGGGCGGATCTGCTCGCGCGCCGCCTAGCCCTTGATGTAGAAGCAGATACCCCCTAGTTTGGGGGTAGCCGGGCGGCTCAAAGCTCTGACGCTGAGCGCGGAGCGAGTCCCCCTGGCAGTACAAACTGACGCTGGTCCATCGTCACGCTAAGCGGGCGAGGACATGCAATCGGAGTCTCATGGGCTCCGGTGCGGTTCTCGCCCGCGGTGTCTTGCCCGCCGGTCGCGTCCCGCTCCAAGCCCGAGATCATCACTTGAGCCGGGAGTCGCGACATGACGCGTCTCGAGAAGTACACAAAGCAGCACGCCGAAACCGTGGAGGCGCAGCAGGCGATCCTGGCTGATGCCGAGAGCCAAGAATTCGGCGCGCTGAATCCCGAGCAGGAGAAACTCTACAAAGAGCTCGACACCAGGCGGAAGACGCTGAAGGCGTCGATGACGCGCGAAGCCGAGATCGAAGAGGCAGAGCGCACCGCCAAGGCCGTCCGCTCCCATGACCCCGACAAGCCGGAGCAGTTGGCCGCGCGCGTGACCGGTGGCATGCCCCGCGGGGCCAACCAGCCGTTCCAGACTCTCGGTGAACAGCTCGTCGCGATCGTGCGGGCCGGTGAGGGGATCGAGTTCGACCCCCGGCTCTACGGCACTGCCTCGGGTGGATCGGCCAACGTGGGCGCCGATGGGGGGTTCCTGATTCAGAAGGACTTCGTGCCCGAGCTCATGAAGGAGGGCTTCGAGAGTGGGGCCCTGGCGAGCCGGTGCTCGACCCACGAAGTCAGTGCCCTCTCCGATGGGCTGGAAGTCCCCTACGTCGATGAGACGAGCCGAGCCACTGGCTCTCGGTGGGGCGGCGTGCGGGTCTACCGCCGGGCAGAAGCCGAATCGGTCACCGCCTCCAAGCCCAAGATCACGAAGTGGGAGTGCCGCCTCGAGGATCTGATGGGGCTGGCCTACCTCACGGACCGGCTCTCGCAGGACGCACCGGCGATGGAAGGTGTGTTCCGGGAAGCCTTCACAGAGGAGTTCGCTTTCGTCGTGGACGACGAGATCTACCGCGGCAACGGGGCGGGCCAGTGCTTGGGCGTGATGAACGCCGGGGCCCTCGTAACGGTCGCGAAGGAGACGGGACAGCTCGCCGATACGATCGTCGCGGAGAACATCATGAAGGTGTATGCCCGCGTCCTGCCGCGGTCCAAGCCGCGGGGGGCCTGGTTCATCAACACGGAATGCACCACCCAGCTCCAGCAGATGCAGATCGGCACCGGGACGAGCGGGCAGTTGGTCTACATGCCCCCAGGTGGGCTGACCGCGCAGCCATTCGGTACGATCTACGGCCGGCCGGTGATCGAGATCGAACAGGCCGCAGCCCTGGGAGATCTCGGGGACATCGCCTTCCTAGATCTCACCCAGTACAAGCTGATCAGCAAGGGCGGCGTCCAGCAGGCCGAGTCGATCCATGTCCGATTCCTCCAGGCCGAGAAGACGCTGCGCTGGATGACCCGGATCAATGGGGC